GTTATTCGTCCGGATCAATAACGTAAAGTCGTATATGATTTGGGCAAATTCACCACATCAACTAACTTAGGAGTTTATTATGATATATGACCTTATTAACTACATTTCGGCATTAGACTATCAAAGTCTTTGTGTCGCGGTTAAGGCGTTATATCATGACCTTCTTTTGTTAGTTGATGCTTTAAAGGGTTCTTCTACGGCCACCATTACTAGTGGTTCGTGAAACATGGGCATTAGGAATATTCAAACACCTAATACCGTCCCATCAGTCATCATTGACCGTTACTACGACAAAAATCAGAGAAAGTGGTTTGATAACACAATCTCTAGATCTATGTTTTTGTTAGGTTATGATGTACAAAATGGACAAACCAACCCAGGTTACAAAGATCGTATCCTTAGGGGTATCGATGCCGGGAGTAATTATACTCGACGTGTATACAACTGCACGCCTGGTTATGTCCGTATGATGTCTAATACGGCTAATTACGAAGGTTATCGATTTGAAACTTACTACCCTTCCCCGCTGCCAGCAGTTAATTATAATGCTGAATCAGTTGCGACTGAAGCTTCTAGTCGCTTAAAGAGGAAATTACGTGAGTTCACCGGTCAATCGAATCAGCTTACTAATGTTGCTGAGTTACGAGAACTACCTAAAACAATAGGTGGCCTTGTTAATTCAGCGACTACATTAGTGAAATCTGTTTCGAATAGTAGACGGCGCGGAGCGTCACTCAAGAACTGGGCGTCGGACCAATGGCTAAACTGGAGTTTCGGTATACTACCGACTCTAGCCGCTGTTGACGATGCCGTCTCTTCTGTAAATAGTTATCTCGAAAGAGATGACCATATGATCAGGGAGTATGGAGTGCACGCTCGTGATTGGAAGAGTTCCAATCAGACTCTTGCTACAGGCTCTTTTGGAGCCCTCGTAGAGAGACGATCTGCTTGGTATCACGACTTATCATGTAAGATAACAGCTGGTTATCGTTTTAACCTCAAGTCAGCGAATAATTATACCATGGCTAAACACCTTGGTTTTGATATTTCGTCTGTTATTCCGACTGCATGGGAATTACTTCCATACAGCTGGCTTGTCGATTATTTTACAACAGCTGGGTCTTTTCTAGAAGATAGTTTTTCTGGTAATCCAGGAAACTCCATCTATCTGTATCAGACTATCAGATACCGTGTTACGGGTGAAGAAACTTACAAGCCGAAGCCTAATGCTGGAACTCAGATTTTGAGTTTCTACATGGAGCCGACTAAGTTTTCTTACTTTGAATTGACGCGGATCGCGCTAGGTATTTTACCACACGCGCCACTTCGTTTCAAAACAAGAGATGAAGTAGCTAATAATGCAATTAACAAATTGCTCAACCTCACTGCCATACTTGGCAGCAAGAAATAAGGAGACTTACTATGTCTTTTGCACCAACCTCTCCAGTTGCTGGAGCCGCTGTTTCTGGTCTAACCTCACCGACATACACTATAATCACTGATGTTCCCCCTTCTATGAATGGGAAACAATATGCGGTTACTGCATTAGGTGGGACACAGACAGGCGTCGATACGAATACGGTTTCCAAACCATTTACGATCAGCTTCTTTCGTCCTGTTGTTCTCAAAACCTTGCCACAGATAAATCCTGTGACTGGTGTGATTAAAAATATTCCGATGAATCAGTATAAGCTAATCACCCGTAAAGGTGCTATGCCTGCTGTTAATCAGATGATCATGGTAGCTCGTATTACGACTATCATTGAAGTTCCAGCTGGTTCGGATATATATGAACCAGAAGAATTAAGAGCTATGATTTCAGCTCCCTTTGGAAATGGATGGGCCCAAGCGTCAGGTATCGCTGATACAGTGATAACTGGCGTTATGTAACATCCTCTTTTAATCATTTCAATCATTGGGAGATATTCCATGAGCAAGACTAATGAGACTAGACTAGATAGTCTGTTTCAAAATTTGTCAACTGACCTCAATAATTGCCTTAAGCAAGAAGATCCTGCTGTCCAACGATTATTGAGTCGCATGCGTAAGCGTGCGTTGTACAATCGACCTGGTTTGGAATCGCTCGGTTTTGATAAATTCCTCAGAATCAACGAGGAACTACTTGAGACTCGGGTGGTTTTAGACAAGGATATCATAGAAAACGCGTCATATTTTATACAAAATATTTTATGGCGTTATTCTACTAGTATCGATGAAAATAATATCCAAGAAGATCTGGATATTAGTCATGTCTATGACCTTTGGCGTTTTGGTCCCGGTGCTTCTAACGAAGTATCAGGAACTCATACGGCTGAAAAGTTATATCAAAACATGACATGTACAGAATCAGCCGAACACCTTGTTTCTAATTTAAGGAAATGTAACTACTACTTTAGTGCTTTTGATGCACTTAATAAGAATAGTGGTACCTCCTTAGTAAGGGGTTCAAAATTGACAACTGTTCCAAAAAACGAAGATTCAGTTAGGATCATAGCAATCGAACCGTCTGGTAATATGGCTCTACAGCTT